TATTGTTAGATCAGGTATTGTTAAAGCATATATAAAAGCAAAATACTTGATTCACGATGGCGGATATTAAAAACATAGTAAGTTTTGGTTGTAGTTGGACATACGGTGACGAACTGTTAGATCCAGATCTAGAAGCACAAAATATACCTTCGCATTACACACAAAATGATTCGTATAGATTAGATCATTGTTACACTGGTATCATAGCAAAACAAAACAATCTCACACAAGAAAACTTGGCGTTTCCTGGAAGCAGTTTACAATCAATGCAGTGGAACTTGATGTGGTGGCTAAACAATCACACAGAAGAATATATCAAACAGTCAATTATATTAGTTGGGCTAACAGATGAAAGTCGTGTTAGTTGGTATGATCCCAACCACGATAGAGGCAGAGATGATCCAGAATGGAACAATTATTTACACGCTCAATGGTTAGCAGGTGCTGGTCCAAATGTCGACGATGGTTGGTTTGAATTACGCAAATACTATGTTGCTATGAGTGATTGTAAAGAATTACACAAATTAAACTACGACACAACAACCACAATGTTTGATGGAATCGGTGCTAGATATAATATTCCAGTTGTACAATTTAATGTATTAGCAAACACAGAATGCAATTTACCTACATTTTACAATTTCAATATAAGAGAAATTGTTGGCGATAACTATTGTAAAGGTGGACACCCTAATGAATTAGGACATAGTAATATTGCTACCGAAATAACCAAAATACTAAATCACAGCAAGATTTTAACCTAGTTATTGTTTATAATAGCAACAATGATAGATATACTCTCATACTTGCCAGCAAAACGTAAGCAGACTTCCAGTGGCTGGATTTCATTTAATGCTGTGTGTTGTCACCACAATGGCGAGTCGCATGACAAACGTGGTAGAGGTGGAATACTAATTGAGAATGAAAATTGGAGATATCATTGTTTTAACTGTAACTTCAATGCTAGTTTTACATTGGGTAAAGGCGTTAATCATAAGGCACGTAAATTATTATCGTGGGTTGGTGTACCTAAAACAGATATTGATTGGTTAAACTTAGAAAGTCTCAGACACAAAAACTTAATAGATGTTGCCAACGATAGAAATAGAGAAATTATTGCTAACATTAAATTTAAAGATGTAGACTTACCAGAAGGTGCTAAGTTGTTAGAAGAGACAGATACACAATACATTGATTATTTGAGACAACGTGGAATAACAAAAGACGATTATGCTTTTATGATTACTCCACAAGATAGTGGGCGTAATGCTAATAGAATTGTTGTTCCGTACACAAACAAAAACAAAATAGTTGGCTTTACTTCAAGATACTTAGATAACAAAACTCCAAAGTATATCAACGAGCAACAACAAGGTTATGTGTTTGGTTTAGATTTACAAAAAGAAAACTGGAAATATGTAATAGTCACAGAAGGTATATTTGATGCTATAAGCATAAGCGGATGTGCTGTGATGCATAACAAAATAAATGATTTACAAGCACAACAATTAAAGCAACAGTACAAAGAAGTTATTGTTGTGCCTGATCAAGACAAAGCAGGTTTAAAGTTAATAGACGATGCCATTAAGTATGGATTTAATGTAAGTATTCCAGAATGGCAAGATGATATAAAAGATGTCAATGATTCAGTTGTTCATAACGGTAAAGTAAAAACATTATTGGATATTATTCAGAATAAAAATGCCAGTTCTATAAAGATAAAATTAGCCAGAAAGGCGTTGGAGAAAAGAGTATCATGAGAATAATGATGTTTGGACATCCTAGGAGTGCTAGTACATATTTGCAAGAAGTAATAGCACACGTCTACAGAATAGGATTAACAGGAGAACCGTTTAATGAACAAGTCGACGATCCAAAACAATACATACTAGATCATGATAATTTTGTCACAAAAATAACAACTCCTGTTTTTGCGACTGGCGATTACAAGTTTGAAGATTTTGATTGGAACATATTTGACCAAGTTATTGTTACTGATAGGCAAAATTTTGAACTTGCTTGTGCTAGTGTTTATCATGCACAGCAAGTAGGAATATATCAATTTAAAGATAAATTTCACTTAAGCAACTTGAAAACATTTGAAATACCCGAAGAATTTATTAGAAATTTTGCAAAAGACTATAATATTTTCTTAGATGTTTTAGGTAAACTAAAAGAAAATAATATAAAATTTAGTATGTTTTATTATGAAGATATAAACAAAGATATAAACAGCATAATAAATAAATTTCCTAACAAGTTTTACGATAATTTAGATAACTTTAAATCTACATTTGTAAGTACTGACATAGACTATAAACAACTATGTACAAATTACAAAGAACTTGAAACAGCATTTGCTGATTTATACAAATTAAGAGATGAAAGAATATAGTGTAGACGTACAAAAATTGTTTTTAGAGATGATGCTCAATGATGCTCAGAGTTTTGTGCGAGTACAAAATATATTCAACGTTGAAAACTTTGATGAGTCACTACGAGATGTGGCGGAAATGATTGTAGAGCATAGTAGCAAACACAACACAATGCCTACATTTGAACAAGTCAATGCCGCAGTGGGTAGTCGCCTACAACCAGTTCCAGATTTACAAGAAGGACATTATGATTGGTTCTTAGAAGAGTTTGAAGGTTTTACAAGAAGACAAGAACTAGAACGTGCTATTTTAAAATCAGCAGATATGTTGGAAAAAGGCAACTACGATCCTGTTGAGAAACTGATTAAAGATGCTGTACAAATATCGCTAACAAAAGATATGGGTACTGATTACTTTGATAATCCACGCGAACGTTTAATGAAAATCAAAGACAACAATGGGCAAATAAGCACAGGCTGGCCTATGTTGGATAAGAAATTGTATGGTGGATTCAACAGAGGCGAACTACAAATATTTGCTGGTGGATCAGGATCTGGTAAGTCACTGTTTATGCAGAACTTGATGATCAACTGGGTTCAGGAAAAAATGAACTGTGTGTTTATTACACTGGAACTTTCAGAAGACTTGTGTAGTATGCGTATGGACTCAATGATGACTGACACAGCATCAAACAGAGTATTCAAAGACATTGACAATGTTGAAATGAAAGTCAAGATGCTACAAAAGAAATCAGGTAAGTTACGTATCAAATACTTGCCAGCACAAAGTACAGTAAACGACATACGTTCGTATGTGAAAGAATTAGAAATACAAAACGGTATCAAAGTAGACTGTATGTGTATTGACTACTTAGACTTGTTAATGCCAGTGGGCACAAAAGTAAGTCCAAGTGATTTGTTTGTCAAAGACAAGTATGTGTCAGAAGAAATACGTAACTTGGCAAAAGAATTAGATGTGATTATGGTAACAGCATCGCAGTTGAACAGATCGGCTGTGGAAGAAATAGAATTCGATCACTCACATATCTCAGGTGGTATATCTAAAATTAATACTGCTGATAATGTGTTTGGTATATTTACATCACGTGCAATGCGTGAACGTGGCAAGTATCAAATACAATTAATGAAAACACGTAGTTCAAGTGGTGTTGGACAAAAAGTAGAATTAGAGTTTGACTTAAACACACTACGTATCACAGATCCTGGAATTGAAGTAGACAGCAGTATGACACACACTGCAACTGAAATAATGACTAAGATTAAACCTGGTGTTGCTGTTGAGAAACAAGCAAACGAAGATGTACCAGCACCCACAGGCGATGTTAAGAGTGCTAAATTACAGAGTTTACTCAATACTATCAAAACTAAATAAATACAGCATATAAAAACAATAAAAATTACTATGCAAAAACGTACACGAAGTATATTGGAAGAACTAGAAAGTCTTCACATAGAAAAGGATAAAAAAGACGTAATAAGAAGCAGAGCAGATAACATTATTGAAAGTGCTGGTAGACTTTTAGATCTAATAAACGAAACTTACTCATACGAGGAAGCAGACGACTTAACACGTAAATTTTTAAATTCTATTCGAACTCGTGACGAACGCAAATTTCAACGTAGTTTGAAAAGAATTAATGAAAGCAAGTGAATTCGTAACTGAGGTAGACGCCTCGTATTTCCAAAGATTAGGATATAAACTCGGT